TCACCCACTCTCCTTGGCTCTGTAGATTCAACGACTACAAAACGGTTTAGGAACCCGTCTGCAATCCTGCCACCATTTAACGCACTGTAAAAATTCTTAGGTACTGATAAGCCAACCAATGTAATTGCTGGTTTGTGGGTAACACGGCTCATCATCTGTTCTTTGTATTGTTCTTGTACATTCATAAGTGAATAGTTATCTGGTCGCAAAGTACCATGACAACGACCCCAGGCTTCCATAAGTGTTTGTATGCCATCTTCTTTATTGGTATTACCTGAATTACTTATGGCTTCTAATCTTTTACCGAACTCATCCATTATGGTTATCTGTGTTGGTCGCATTTTTAATACAGAGTGAACAGCACCACTAGATGTATAACCATCTCCTACAACAAGCTTGTCATGGTCTGAAGCATTTAAGACTGACTCTACAAATGTTTTAATGTTTTCTTTACCCTGCCCTGACTTAGCAATACCCATGAAATACATAGATGAAAAGTTATTCATGTTGGTTCTATAGATACGACCACAGGTAACACTGGTTAATGCTAATGCACCAACAAGTGATAGTTCTGGTTGAGGTACTTGTGCTATCTCTTCACAAAACTTAAACATGTCTTTGAGAAGGCCCGGAGGATTAAATAGATCTTTTGGTTTTTGTATGGTTTCTGTGGCTTGTATAAATAATGGTGCTATCTTGTTTTTTCTATCGTGTGTACTTTTGACGCTCTCTACTACGCCATCTATCTCTGTTTGTGGTAAGGGTGGATTATTATTTTTGTTCCAGTTTTGTAGAAAGATCTTTACAAATTCTATGTTGACACTTTTAGATATTAAGTAGCCTGCAATTCTTGCAGCTCCATCATTCCTGGATCCTTCTAATACACCATCTAATGAGAAGGGTGCAGTTTGAACTCCTGTATCTGTCTTTGGTACGCCAGTTATCTTTTGAAACTCAACCTCTGTAAAGTCTGGTAAATCATTGTGATCATAGATCTTCCAGTCCGGGAAGGTAACAGGTTTATATACTTGTCCGTTTGCATGTCTGTTCCAAGGTGCAATTATTAATCCACCAACTCCTCTGATATCTATGAGTCTTTCAATTGGAGTGTCGTTAGTTCTTCTTGTAGCAAAGGTGGTGTAGTTCTCTGGGTTGTTGTAATAGTAATGCATACCCTTACCAGTAATAACTTTAAATGGACAAGCAGGCATGTTCTTTTCTACCCAGTCCATAGCCTCTGGAGAGTCAGCATCAACGACCACAAACTTACCACAGACAAGTGCAACCTGTAAGTTGTCTCTGCCCTTAAACCATGATTCTACGAGGCTTCTTTCGGGTCTTGACTGTTTGTATTGCTCCCAACTACCTAGAAAAGATGGTGGCTTTTTGTTGGATCTTTGCAGAGGTACAACATTATAGCCTTCATCATAATAGGCAAGTGCTTGCTCCAAGGATGTGTCGTCCTCGGTTATATTAAGCTGAAACACTTTAAGCTTCTGTGTCTAGTATTTCAGATACAGGTCCATAAATAGACTCATAATCTAAACGACCTTCAGTTGCTCGTATGATTTGTTTTGCTTGATTAATAGTAGGTTGTCTATATCCGTATCTCCAAGACTTACATGATGCTTCAGAACAATCAAACTTTATTGCAGCTTCTTTTTGTCCTAAAAACTCAATGTAATCTCTAAGTGAATACTTCTTTACCTTCCTGTCGGTGTGGTTTGGTTTAATTCCCATAGTATCAAATTCCTTAAGTTTTCTAGTTGCTAATGTCTTTGTCCTAAAATAATAATTCGCTTGCCATGTCAGGTCTTCTTTATTGATGTTGTCCATTTACTTCTCCTTTTCAACATAATGTAAAAATAATATTTTACATATTGTATCTATGTGTTATATAATATGCAAGTTAAATTTATTACTACAGGAGAAGTAGATATGGAAATACAAAATAGAATAGTGTCTCCGCAAAAGTTAGTACAGAACCAAGGTGCAAAAATCTTGGTATACGGTATGGCTGGAGCAGGGAAAACTACATTAGCTAAAACCGCACCAGGTAAGGTACTTGTTATAAGTGCTGAAGCTGGTTTGTTATCTATTAAAGATGCAAACAATGTTGAGGCTATTGAAGTAAAAGAAGCATCAGAAGTTATGGAACTTCACAATGCTTTGAAGTCTGGAGCATTGCAATACGATACAGTATGCTTAGATTCAGTATCGGAAATAAGTGAGATCTTACTTACATGGGAGAAGTCTCGTAGTAAAGATCCACGTATGGCATACGGTAATGTCCAGGAATCTGTAACAAATTTAATGCGTGCATTTAGAGATCTAAATATGCATGTATTATTTCTTTGTAAAGAAGATGTGGTTAATGATGATGGCGTATTAAGACACGCACCTAAAATGGTCGGTACTAAATTAGGCGAATCAATTACATACTTCTTTGATGAAGTTCTTGCACTTCGCATTATTGAAGATCAAGACGAGGACGGTAAAAATGTCCAAACAAGATGGCTACAAACTACGTATGGTCAAGGCTATAAAGCTAAAGATCGTAGTGGAAAGCTGGAGGCTTTTGAGAAGCCAAACATAACTGCCTTAATTGAGAAGTTAGGGTTTACATTAACTAACGACAATATAGGAGAAGCAAATGTCTGATTTCGGTGATGTAGAATTTTTTGATAACTTGGAGGAACTATCATCAGGTGGTGGTGTCCCTCTTGCTCCAGATGGAGAACATAACGCAAAGGTTATTGCTACAGACAAATACAAGTCTAAAGCAGGTAATCATACGCTGAAGGTTACATTTCAATTAGATGGCGGTAAGTATCGTGATCATAATGAATGGTATAACCTTTGGGCTACTAACGAAGACAACAAAAGAATAAGCACGGAGATATTTACCAGGCTTACGAAAGCTGTTGGCTTTAAGAAGTATCCAGAGAACCATAGCGACTTTGTTGGTAAAAGACTGGTGTTGAAGACTGAACAGATCGAAGATCAGTTCCAAGGCGACAATGGAGTGGTAAATACTAAGAAGACTAAGATCCGATTGTATCTGCCAGAAGCTGATTCTGAAATGAGTCCACCAAAGGAAATGATCCCTCCTTTTTAATCTAAGGGATAAAATAAAGGGGCTTTATGCCCCTTTTTTATTTGTTTTGTACTAAAGCGTAAATCATTAGTAGCAGTATGCCTAACACGACATAGAAACTTATATCCATTACCGCTCCTCTAATTCTTTAATCAAACGATTAAGATACCATACGGATTTTTTAAGATCCTCTATGTTTCTACCCTTATGATCCTCTCTCCAAATGTACTTAATTGCTGCAGCTTTTAGATAGCCTTTAAACTCTTCTCTAGACAAAGCGGCCTTAATTGCATCTATACATTCCACGGATCCTGGTCGGTAGTGTGCCGGGTGGTTTACATTATCTGTCATTTTTTTTATCCTCCATTATGTTGTTGTGCATATTTAACCAGTCAATATCCACTTCTTTTTTACGACTATCAAAGTAATACATAATAGAAGCGTGAGTGTGTCTCCAAGCTTTATCTATTATGTTGTGTATTTTTCTCCAGAACCTCATAGTATTTCTTCATGATGTAAAGCTATAAGCTGTTTAACTATTTCACCTGTAGTAACCTTTCTTCTAGCCTCTTTAGAATAAAAAGTTCTTATTGCGGTAAGCTTTTTATTTGTTTCTGGATCTACTTTAAAAGTAACTAATTGTGTGTTTTTACCACTTTCAAATTTTAACTTTGGCATATTATTCCTCTCTGTAGAAATTACCAGTATCAAGCTCTACAACATTAGGACTGTTATATATTGTTGCTGGTTGACCATTTAACACCTTGTTGTACTCCTCTAAGTAATCACTTAGATAGTTCCAACCTACTTCCATGTCGGTATGGTTCATCTTAAATACTTTGTTTGCAAAGGGTACTTTCTTTTCCTGTGCTACAAATACAAAATCATGCACCTGGAATCCTGCAGCTTCAAAGCCACGTTTATACCATGCTGCTTGAAGATCATAAGAATATCGTCTAACAGAGTTTGTAAAGCCCCTGACAGAACAATCGCTAGTAGTCTTATAATCTACAAGCACTACGGAGTTGTTTGCTTGTGGCATATCAAAAGGATTTAAAACAACATCTGCTCTAGTTTTACAAAGCAAACCTTGTTCATACCAATATAAAGAAGCCTCATAAGGCGATTCTAAAACCTGGGGATAGTCCTTATCTGGATTTAGATACGCACTTGATTCAGGTACTAAGCTACCTTTCATACTATATATAGTATCTTTGTCTTTTTCATTGATAACAGTCAAACCTTTAGCAAGACTTTCTTGTTTTAATAATTTATTTGCATTGGTATAAGGAGATCCATTTATACAGACAACATCAGTAAAAAATGCACCTTCACCCTCTACAATTAATGAATGAGCAGCAGATCCAAAGTTCATGGCTGAAGTTGGTTCAATAACTTCCTCAAGTGCATGAAGCTGACTTTGACTAAACCTTCTTATATTAGATGAAGATATACCAGGGCCGTTATGATAGGCTTGGTTATCTAGGTTTGGAAAGTAAATAGCATCTCCAATCTGCTTGTGAGGATAGTCCTCTAACATATCTGGTACTTTCATGATGCCTCCTTCCTAACGCTACTGGTAGCTTCTTTAACTAAATTTCTGCCATCTTTAACGCTTGGAGCACAATCTAGTGCCATTTGGGTAAAGAAAGATATACCGAACCACACTAATTCTGGAACTCCCAGGTTTTGTGCATTTTCAGTTGCATCTAATAAATCCTCGTATAAACGAGCACGGAGTTTGTCATTCTTATCTACACTCATGATGCCTCCTTAGATTTAGTAATATCATCTACTGCTGTTTGCAGTTCTTTAATAGCAACACCACATTGCCAG